TTTTGATTTTGTAGTGGAATAATAGTAAATTTGTAAAAATATAAGTATATGAATCTAATCCAAAGAATAAAGGCTGCAATACTGCCTACTCAATCCGATCCGGGTAATAAATATAATCAATCACTATTTTCTTATTTTAATGGCATATTCTTTAGTATACCTAATAATCCGCGCGCTTATGTGGCAAACGGCTATCAAGGCAATCCGGATGTTTACGCTATTATCAATATGATCGCTAAGAAGGCAGCAAGTGTTCCTTTTTATGTTTATGTGGTAAATAATAAAAAGAGTTTTAACAGAATAAAGAATAACCCTGTAAACCTATTAAAAAAGGGATTAGACGAAGTTGAGGGAACAGATTTAAACAGATTGATTGCTAAGCCTAACGAAATGCAAAGCCAACAAGAATATATTGAGGCTTTGGTGTCATTCTTAGAAATTACTGGAAATGCTTACAGTTATAAGTTTATGCCTGAAGTAGGTAGAAACAAAGGAGTACCAACAAAACTTTACCCTTTACCATCACAATTTACTCAAATTATAGGAAGTGGTACATTTGAGCCAATTAGTGCTTATAAGCTACAAATAGGAAACCAAGAAATTGAATTCAAGTATGAAGAAGTAAACCATATTAAATTCTTTAACCCTGATTATAATGTGAGCGGAAACCAACTTTATGGAATGAGTCCTTTAATGGCTGCTTGGGAAACTGTGTCAAGTTCAAACGAAGGTACAAGGGCAAAAGCAAAAGCATTTATTAACGGAGGCGCAGCAGGTTTACTTTTTAGTGGTGATAAGGACGCTATGCTTGACGGCGAACAAATAAGCAAGATTAACCAACAAATTGACACTAAACTTACAGGTGCTGATAATTATAAGAGAATAGTAGCAACTAATGGAATTGTAGACTATAAGCAAATTGGAATGTCACCAGCAGATTTAGAGATTATTAAATCAATCGGAGCGGATAGAGATACTTTATGTAGAGTATTTGGAGTAGATCCTATTTTATTTGCTACGGATTCAAGTTCTTATAATAATAAGGAATTAGCTTATAAAGGATTAGTAACTAACACAGTTATTCCTATTCTAAACTTAATTAGGGCTATGTTTAACGAAGTAGCACTTTATTATTCATTAAGGGACGGAGTAGAGTATTATATCGATTACGACGCTCAGGCATTCCCTGAAATGCAAAAGGATATTGAAAAGATTGTAGCACAAATGAAAGAATCGTGGTGGATTACTCCTAACGAGAAAAGGGATGCTATGAACTACGATAGATTGAACGAGGCGGATATGGACAGAATATTAGTCCCTACTAACTTAACTTATATGGACGAAATAGGGATGACACCTGGAGTATGACAGAACAAGAAAAAAACGAAGAACTAAGAGCGTATATTGAATTATGGGGATATAGAAGATTTAGAAAGGCTTTAGATCAAAGTATTCAGCCTTTATTAAATTCCCTTAAAGAAAGTAATTCAATTGGCTTTACTTATGCTTTACAGGCTTTACTTTATAATTCTCAACCCGTAGACGAAAGTGTAAGGGAGTTTTATGAATTTGCTTGGTATCAACAAAGTGATTCTTTTGTCAATTGGGCAAACACTACTTATAGTGCCGGCTTAGAAAAGAATGACCCTTATATGAAAAGAATGCTAAGTGAATATTATAGCACAATAGGCATTCAGCACAGTAAAATAATTAACGATACTTCAAGAAGGAGAATAGACGAAGCATTTAAGGCAGCTTTTGCTAATAACGAAAGCGTAACTGATTTTGAAAAAAGATTAGTTAATGAAGTACAAATGAACAAGTCAAGAGCAAGAATAATTTCAAGAACTGAAAGTGTAATGCTTTTAAATAAAGTAATGATTGAGAATGCTCAACTATTACCTTTTCAAGTAAATAAGATTTGGATTCACGATCACCCTAATGTTCCAAGAAATTGGCATTTAGCTTTAAACAATACAAAGAAACCTTTATTAGTTCCTTTTGATGTTTTAGGGATTCCGATGCAGTATCCCGGTGATCCGATTGGTGGACCTGAGAATAATATAGGATGTAAATGTAGTATGGTAATAGTGCCAAGAAAAGATGAAGATGGTAATTTAATTTATTCATAATTGCTAAAAAAGTTAGTATCTTTGTATATCATAGTTTGGTGTTTTGGTTTTAGGGTGGGTGGTAAAACATCCACTCTTTTTTAAACACTATAAAATTAATCGCTTATGAAAAATATAAGTTTCAAAAATTACGATGCTTCTATCAAAGACCTTGATGTCGAAACAGGAGTAGTTACAGGTTATTTCTCACAATTTAATTCTATTGATTTAGATGGTGATGTTATAATGCCAGGTGCATTTACAAAGACAATCGCAGAAAGAGGACCAGATTCATCAAAGCCTGAAATTGCTTATTTATGGCAACACGATACTTACAGACCTTTAGGAAAACTAATGGTATTAAGAGAAGACAACTTTGGTTTGTACTTTGAAGCTAAAATGAGCGATACAAGCTACGGTAAAGATGCTTTGAAACTTTATAGAGATGGTGTAATAACTCAACATTCTATTGGTTACCAAGTAATTAAATCACAAGAAAACACAGATATGGGCGAGGAAATTGATGCAATCTACGAAGTTAAACTTTGGGAAGGTTCAGCAGTTACTTTTGGTGCAAACCCTAATACACCTTTTACTGGCTTTAAGTCAGCAGAAGAAAGAGAAGACCGAATTAAGACTTTGGTAAAGGCTATTAAAAATGGTACTTACACAGATGAAACATTTGGGCTTATTGAATTTGAATTATTAAAACTTATTTCACTTGTTAAATCCGAAGAGCCGACTATTGTTACTCCTGAAGAAACCGAGCCGAAAGAGGACAATAAGATACAAGAAATAAAACAATTTAGAAACCTATTAAATCTTTAAAAAGATGGAAGAAATTAAAAATTTAGCAAATGACATCAACGCAAAGTTTGATGCAAATGCAAACGCTTTATTAAGCGTAAAAAATGAAGTATCTACGATGGTAGAAAAAAGTATTGATTCAGTTAAAGCTGAAATCAAAGCAGTAAAAGATGAAATGGATAGACAAGCTGAAGAAGTATCTCGTAAGAGTGCAGCTAAAGTTTCTACTAAATCAATCGGTGAGCAAATCGCTGAACAATTAGATTCGAATATGGCAATCGCTGAAAAAGAATTGAAGTCTTCAGGTGGTTCATTCACTATGAATTTAAAAGCGGTAGGTAATATGTTATTGTCTTCAAGTTTAACTGGAGATTCAGTAGCTACTTACAACCAACAACAAGCAATTTTACCTGCTCAAAAATTAAACTTTAGAGATTTAGTTTCTACTGTACAATCAGCGACTGGTACTTTTGTAACTTACAAAGAGTCTGGTTCAGAAGGTGCTATCACTGCACAAACTGAAGGTGCAGACAAAGGACAAATTGATTACGATTTGACTGAAGTAAAAACAGTTAATGCTTATATCGCAGGTTTCGCAACTTTCTCAAAGCAAATGATGAAGTCTTTACCATTTATCGAGCAAACTTTGACTCGTATGATGTTGAGAGATTTCTTTAAAGCTGAAAATGCTTCTTTCTTTGGTACAGTTAGTGCTGCTGCAACAGGTTCAACAAGTGTTGGTGGTTTAACAAATGATGTTGAAGAAATCATTCAATTAATCGGTAACCAAAAGACTGCGAACTTTAATGCATCTTACGCTTTAGTTTCTCCTGCTCAAATGGCAAGATTAATTATCGCTACTTTTGCTAAAGGTTATTATGCAGGTGCTGGTGCAGTTGTTCTTAACGGAGTTGGTGGTTTAACTATCTTTGGTACTCCAGTATTCGAGGCAGCTTGGGTAACTGATGACAAAGTGTTAATCTTTGATAGAGACTATATCGAAAGAGTTGAAGTTGAAGGATTAAATGTAACTTTCTCTTACGAGAATGGTTCAAACTTTGTACAAAACTTGGTAACTGCTAGGATTGAGTGCTACGAAGCGATTAACCTCATGCTACCTACCGCAGCAATCTATGCTGATTTAGGGAATGTTTAATTAGTTCTTAAAAAATAAGAGAGGGTAGGTGCTTAATTGTATCTACCCTTTTTTAATTGCTAAAATTCTTAGTATCTTTGTAGTATGTATAAATGCACAGTCAATATATCACATAACGGTAGGAAGTATAATAAAGATAACTACTACGACCTTGTTTTAAGCGACAAGATGAAAGAATTTATAAAGGTTGGGTACTTTACTGCAATCGTAGATAAAGGCGTTACAAAAGAGTTTAAGGGCAAAATAAAGAAGAAATAATATGGCTAATATTAAAATATCAGAATTAAATCCATTATTAACGGTAGAAGATGCGGATGTATTACCGATAGTGGATAATGCGGTTACTAAAAAAGTTACTGCTGCAATTCTACGAAGTTACACAGAAGGTAATAGTGTTCTTTTAACAGGCGCACAAACTATCGCAGGTATTAAGACCTTTACTTCACAATTAGCTTCTTCGGTTGCTACTGGAACTGCTCCATTCTCGGTTGCTTCAACTACAAAAGTAACTAACTTAAACGCTGATTTATTAGATGGTTTATCTTCTGCTGATTTTGCACTTTCAACAAGAACATTAACCGCAGGAACTGGTTTAACAGGTGGCGGAGATTTAACCGCTAATCGTACTTTTGCTATTGATAGCACAGTTACTACTTTAACAGGAACGCAAACATTAACTAACAAAACTTTAACATCTCCTATAATTAGCGAGGTTTTAGATAGTAACGGAAATGAAATATTAGGTTTTACACCTATTGCTTCTGCTACTGATTATATTACAATTAAAAATGGTATCGGAGTAGGAGTTCCAGTACACATTTCAGCTACGGGTTCAAGTACAAATATTGGATTACATTTAGAG